GAATTAGGTCGGAAAAAGAATTCGTGTTCAAAGTAGAGGTTGCGCCGAATCTCTGCGATCGTCAGGGCTTCTTCTTCGTTGGCTGCGAAGGTCCCGATTGTCTCAATCCAGACGGTGACGACTCTCCAGCCAATCCCGCCCAGGTCGCGTTTGATAACTTCGTATTCGTTTTGATAGCGCCAATCGGTGACGGCGACGTGCGTCCTTTCGTATCCTTCGACGCGTTCGACCAGGCAGTCCGCGAAGACGTCCTGATTGACTGACCGGGCGGTGCGGCCGGCTTCGACCAGGAAGGCGCGGTGGGCTATCTTAAATTGTTCGGCGTGGAAGGTCCGGCCTTGGTCGGCGCAGTAGACGTTCAGTTTGGCAAGGTAGATATCCGCGGCTTCCTTGAGCGCATAGGCAAAGGACGTTCGGACTAGGTTGGGGGCGGCGGCCGTTGCCATCCCCAGGGCGAACGTATCTTTGCCGGCGCGGGCGTAACCGCAGAGCAGGACAATAGTCGGCTTCTTCACGGCTGGCCTCCATTTTTTGCGGCGTTCCACTTGGCAATTCCTTTATCCCAATTCTCCCAACAATCATCAGTCTGGACTGCTTCAACAAGCCAATCCCCGGCCTTGGTCAGCCTCCGAATGTCGCTCGCCTGTCGATTGGACAAGACAAGCAACTCGGTGTTGATGCGTTTTGAGTTCTCGACCTCGGCCTTGAGGCTATCGCACTCGACTGCCAGCACGCTGTTCTCCGCTTGGCGGGCTTGGCACTCGGCCTTGAGGCGGGCGTAGTCCTCGTAACGGACATAGTCGCCCTCGGAAAACTCCATCACTTTCGGTTCAATCATTTGGGCTTGGTAGGACGGCTCAACGCATTGAACCACGGGCTGGTATCGCTTCGGTTCGCTCACGACTGCTTGCCCTCCTTGGCTTTGTGCCACGCTTCGACTTCATCAATGCAAACATCTTCGACCTTCTCATACTCCGACAAATAATCGTTGTATTCAAGACTGATGGCTTTGCCAGCAAGGACATCCCCCGCCTTGGTCAGCCGCTCGACCTCGGCCTTGAGGCGTCGGACTTCGGCTTGGGATGCGTTAATAGTGTCATTCATCCGGGCGATCAGGCCTTCGGCTTCGCGCAGCTTGTTATCAAAGGCGTTCAGGCCTTCGGCTTGGCATTCGCTTTTGAAGGCAAGCCGGGCGTAATCGGAATAAGTGACGTAATGGCCGTCCGGGTGGACTTCCATTATCTGGCCGCCAAGGGTCATTTGCGCCTGGATATCGGCGACGCGGAAACGTTGGGGTTCGCTCATCGGAAGGCCTTAAGGAGTTCTTTCCGTTTCTCGTCCTTCCCCTGAAAGTGTTCCCAGGCGAAGATCGCGCCTAGGACGACGCAGCAGCAGAGGACGACGCCGGCGACGACCGCCAAGGGAAGCCAAAGCGGCGAAGTTACCCACCACCAGGACAAGCCGTCCAGCTTCCCGATCAGTTTCAGGGTGAACATCACCAGGAACATTCCAGCGAGGATGTAGCGCATTTTTAGAAGTCGATTGAGGAAGGCGGGGGCGTGTTCGCGACGGGCTTCTGCGTCCCCTTCCCGAACGTCAGCTTATATTTGTATTGCGGGCGGCCTTGCCATTCGCCATCCGGGGTGACTTCAACGCCGATATCGGTCGCCTTGTTGCAAGCCGGTTCGACGTAATCGATATATTCGGCAACGGTCGCGCCTTTACGGATTTCGTTGGCGAATGTCCCGGTAATCCGGCCGACGAGCATAGCCAGGGCGGCGGGGTATTTAGTCCCGTAGTTCTTGGTCAGGCATTGGCCGGCGGCGTCGACGAAGAAAAGGCGGGCGGAAACGGTCCCGTCGTCGTGCATCTTAACCTTTTCAAATTTGGGCTTCGACAAGCGCAGCCGATAAAGGCCGGGGACGGAAATCGGGGTGAGGGGCGGACGATCGGCGTTGGGTTGGGTCATAGGATTAGGCAAAGTTAATGGAGGTAGCGGCCTTGGCCGGCGCGTTGACGTCGATAGTCTGGACGTCCAGCGGGTAGGCCGGCCATTCGTCCAGGGCGGCGCAAGTCTTGTAAAGGGTCGCGGCCGCATTGAAATCCGAAATAGCATAGGTCATTAGCTCCGGCCCCAGCTCATAAACCGCGGAAGGGTAGAAGCCGTCGCCGGCTTTCTCGGTCGCGAGGAAGCGGAAGCCGCGGACTTTGTTTCCGGTGGCTTGTTCATAGACCATCCTATAAAGGTAGGCCTGGAGGTTGTAGCGGTAGGCGCGGACGGACTGAAGGAAACCCTTGGGGCTGGCGTCTTCCGTGGTTTTCAAGTCCCAGAGGTAGCCGTCGGAACCGACTAGGTCGATAGCGACCTTAAGCGGCGTCCCGCAGTATTCGCCGGTCAACATAAGTTCCGTTGCGACGGGTTCGACTCCCATCTGGGCGAGCGTGTCGCGCATAGACGACGAGACGCCGGCGATCAGGGCGGACTCGTCTTCCGTAAGGACCGTCTTCCCGGCGTTGGCAGCGACAAAAGATTCCCAGGCGGCCTTCCCGTCTTTCGTCCGGCGGTCGACTTCTGGGGCGGTCGCGTAGGTTGCCAAAGCGACGTCTGGCTGGAGGACGTAGGCGTGAACGGCCGACCCAATCTTGAGCGCTTTGGTTTCTTCCTGGGGCTTGGTTAGGTAGGCCTTGTAATGGGCGGGCGACTTCAGCAGCTCTTTAGCGCCGGAGTAGTTGAGCGCCGGCAGGGCGCGGTATTCTTCGCGGGTCTTGATTGGGGGCATAAAAGGGAGGTTTAAAGGTCGTCGTCGGGGGCGTTGGTTTCTTCGACTTCGGCCCCGATCACTTGGCAGGATTCCAAAGCGCCTTCAATAGACTTGTCGCATAGGTCGATATTGTTTCGCAGAATCCGCAACGTGCATTGAATGGACTTAAGGCGGTCGTAGAGGGGTTTAATCTGAATCGATTCCTCCAGGGTTTGCGGTTCAATCCAAGTAGCTTGTCGGGTGGCGGCCTTGATATCGGCGTCCAGGTGTCGGGCGTCTTCGCCGACGATCTCGGTTTCGCAGTTATAGTCCAGGTCGGTCAAGTGTCCCTTGATGGCTTCCAAGTGCCGGCGGATCAGGTCGCGGTTGGTCATAGTTTGTTGCGGGTGGTTTCGATAAGGTCGGCTTTAGGGCCTAGGCGGACAAAGTAGCGGGTATCCTTGCGCAGCGTCGGCAGCGTGTCCTTCTTCCAAAAGGCCAGATAGGTTTCAAATTGGCGGTTCGTCTTGGCCGTGACTTCGGTAAAGCAAAGGGAGTCGAACCAGGTCAAAAGTATAAAGCCGTCGATATCGCGGTTAACGGCCGCTTTCCGTAGGACCGCGGTAGGGATAGGGGGGGTCAGTTTGCTCATATTGCGTTGATGTTAATACGTTCGTATTCTTGGCCGTGTTTTGCGACAAATTCAATATGTCGGCCGTCGACGCGGATTCCACGGCGCTTCAGCTTCCAAAGTTCTTCCCGGTAACTGTCGCGATCCCAAACCACGAATTCGGGATTAAGCACCTTCCCGTCGGCGACGACGAATAGGGCGTGAGATTCCCGCGGCATCTTCGCGGCCATAGCCAAGAGATTAAGCGGGGGACGATACATTAAGCGGGGCGTTTGCCGGCGGGGCGGCTTATGACCGGGCGCAGCTGGATTCCGATCCGTCGCGCGGCGTGGTAGACGGAATTTACGTTAATCCCATAGGACCGGGCGACTTCGCGGGCCGACATTTGCTTGCGCCAGCCGTCAAAGGCCGCGGACTTGGCGTCCCCGTAGGTCAGGCGGGCCTTCATCGGTTAATTGCGGCCGTGAAAGCGGACCGATTGGAAAGGATCGCGTCGACCTTGTCCTGGGGGAGTTCGATAAGGTCGGCGGCGCTGGCCGGCAGCCACCCCTTCTTGACGCAATAGGCGTGGGCGCGTTCGGCTTCGATTGCGGAAAGGAAAGAATACCAGGGGCCGGCAGGGGCGGCGGGCTTTGCCGGCGAGGGGCGGGAGGCGGCAGCGCCGTCGTCGTCGATATCGGTAGCAATAGAAACGGCCGTCGTCAGGCATAGCCGGCGCAGATAGGTAGTTGCGGAAGCGAGCTGTTGGGGCGTCAGGCCTTCGGACTTAAAGGCGACTTCGCCGGCGGGGAAGGTCGTCCCGTCGTTGTGGATGATTTCCGTAATGACGACGACGTGGCCGGGTTCGCGGCCGAGGCGCTGGTGCGGGGTCAGGTTGTAGAGCTTCGCGACGGACTTCACGCTGTCTAGGATTTCGGGGAGGCTTGCATATTTTGAGCGAAAAGCCGGATTGATTCGGTCGGCGTGGACGTTCCCGATCGCGTTAAGGAAGGCGACCAGGTCTTGACGGGCGGTCGGCTGCGCGGGGGCCGGTTCTTCGGCCTTGGGGGCTTTGCTCATTTGCGGAGACGGGGGTTCTTTTCGACCAGGTCTTCCAGCGCGTGGCGGCTTCCCTCGTTCGGGTTCAGGAACAGGTTAAAGTAGGTCTTGTTATTGACGACGGTCGGGGTCAGGAAGCGCGCGACGTGCTTCCCGTCGATAATGATATAAGGCGTTCCTTCAATCGGCCGGATTTCGGCGACGGGCGGGACGTTGGGTATTTGCTTTTTCATAGGGTTAAAAGATAAGGCCGGCGGTTGCGGCGTGGTAGATTAGGACCGCGTCGGACGTCGCCAGGGTGATAGGCAGATCGGGGTATAAGTCCGCGGCCTTTTGTTTAAGTTCGTTTTTCCAAGCCGTCTTCCCTAGCTTGTTCCGCTTCAGGCCTAGGGCGGCTTGCCATTTGCGGGGGTCAACCGTGTTAACCTTCCAGCCAAGGGCGTAGCCGGCCCCTTCGATAGCGCCGACGCCGCGGAATAGTTTGGCAATAGACGAAAGGCCGGTTTTTCCCCATCCGCCGGACGCCGGCAGCTCCAGGTGCAATTCCACCAAAGCGGATCGGCAAGCAATCTTTGTCAGGAATTCGACGGTTGCACATTCGTTTGCCGGCATCTTAACCGCGTAGACTTTCCCGCTTTCCCTCCAGCAGAGTCCACCGTTGCGGCCGGGGTCTACGGCCAAAACGATATAATCGGCGGGCGTTTGGTTCATTTACCAAGGTTATTGCCCAACATCCTTGGTTAAGCAAATAAATGTCAGCGCGCTCTGGTCAAATTGCCCACTCTCTGGGCATAGGATAAACGGACGGCCGGGGCGTTGTGCGGGTTGAAGCCGACCGATCTAGCGCCGGCGAATCCCATATTCCAGCAAAGGGCCAGTTGTTCGGGGGTCGGAAAGTGAATCCCTTCCGTCTTCAGTTGAGCGCGTAGGGAGCGCAGCAGGGCGGCCGCGACCATATCCTGGGCTTCCGCGGACCGCCAAGCCGACAAGGGATAGGTCCGCCGGCCTTCGCGGCGCAGCTGGGCGTTGGCCGTGTCCCAGGTTCCCGCGTGGAGCTGATACAATCCGTAGGCCTTGAGGTTGTCGCCGCGTTGCAAGCGGTTTCCCCCTTCGACCTGGCCGATCGCGTAAAGGACGCGGGCGTCGTCTTGCGCTTGGCAGGAGCAGCCGAGCAGGAGCAGGGCGACGATAGAGAAGCGGGCGGAGATCACCGGCGACGCGGGGTCAACGCCCCGGAATAGGTTTCGTCCTTTACGCGGTATTCCCAGCGCAAGGCAATCCAGCCGCCGGCGGCGACGTAGGGGTCAAAGACGACGTTGGTCGCTCCGTCCGCTTCCATAGTCGCCTTATATTCGTCCAGGAGCTTGCGGACGCGGGGAAGGGCGAAGCGGGCGCTTACGATATCGCCGGTCATAATCCCTTCGTTAACGTAATAGATTTCGGACAGAAGGGCGTTGAAGCCGGCAAGGTGGAAGGCCTTGAAATCGTCTTCCGTGAATTTGTCGCCGGGTTTCATTCGGTTTCCTCCTGTTCGTCGATTCCTTCGGCGTCCTTGATGATAGCGTTTCCGGCCGTGATCGCGTCTTCCAGCCGGCGGATAACGCTTTCGTTGTGCATAGCGACGGCGTAGGCGCGGTCGTGTTTGTTAATCCAATGTTGCCGGCTGTCCTGGGCGGCCTTCAGCGCCAGGTCGGCGCGGTCGGCGTAGGCCTTGAGGGCGGAAACCGTAACCGCAAGGGTTCGGGCGGTCGTCCAGGGCCGCAGCCACCAGAAGCGGGGCAGGGCGTTGTTGCGGATAATGAACATAGCGGGAGGGTGGGCGTTGGGATCAGGCACGTCGGCGGGGGTTGAGGTTGGACCAGCGGAGATTTAGCAGCCGGCAGTAGTTCCGCAGGGTCATAGAGGTAATCCCCAGGGCGGCCGCGGCGTCGGGCTGGGTCTTGCCGGCGTCGTTTAGGGCGTGGAGCTGCGGCAAGATGCGCTCGATTCGGCGGGCCGCGTAGTCGCAGACCGGGCGGGTCAGCGGGACGATTCGCTGGCCGTGTTTAACGGCCGTGGTGTTCGGGATTTGGGACATAGGTTTGGATGGGTTGGGATTAATAGGGGTTGGCGGATTTGCGGTCGTTGTGGTCGCGCTCGTTGACGACGATCAGGCCGGCGTTGGCGGCGTAGCGGTAGGCAACCGCGTAGCAAACCCCAAGGCGCTTGGCCGCGCCGTTGATGCGCGTCCCGTCCTTAAAGGTTTCCGCGAAGACTTTCGGCCAGGTCGTCGTATCGTGCTTATAGATGGTCCGGCCGTTGTTGTTGTGCAATCGGTGGCCGAGGATGCGCAGCCAAAAGCGGACGTTGGAGCCGGAGCAGCCAAGGCGGGCGGCGATATCGTTCGCGTTAAGGCGTTCGGCTTCGTCCAGCTGCGGCAGTTGCGCCTTAAAGGCCATAATTCGGTCGTGCTTCAGTTTGCTCATCTTGTGGCCGTTGATTTCGTGCGTAGCGCGGCGGCCGGGGGTCGGGAGTTTGATCTGAAGGCGCTTGGCAGTCGTCCAGGCGGTCGTCGTCCGGACGTTAAGGGCGTCGGCGACTTCCCGGATAGTCTTGTCGGGGTTCGCGGCAACGTAGGCCTTGACGTCGCCGGACTTCGGGCGGGTTTTTGCCTTGGCCGGCGTGGCGGCCTTGTCCTTAATCCAGACGCGGACGGACGGCTTTTTGTTCGTTTCGCGGTATTCAATCAGGGCGTCGCATTTCTCCAGCTCCGCGGCCTTCGCCTTGGCGGTGACGTATTCGGCGAAGTCGGCCGACGTCGGGGCGTCGCCAATCAGGTAGGTTTCCGTCTTGGAGTCCTTAACCCCGTAAAGGGCATAGGAGCCGAGGCCGGGGAAGTAACCGGCCCCTTTCTTGGCGACGCGTTCCCGGAAATAGCGGGCTTGGCGGGTGCGGAGTTCAACGGTCGCCTTGTCGACGACTTCGATGATTTTGGTTTTCATTGGTTTGGCTGGGTTGGGGGTGAAAGTCATTCGGCGCTGCGGGCCGTGTAGGTCAGGCGGAAAACGCCGGCGTCGTCGCGGTAGTCTAGGAAGGCCTCAATTCGGCCAAGGGCGTTAACGTTGACGGTCAGATCGTGAATCCCGGCGGAGTCCAGGACCGAGGTAAGGTCGGAAACGGCGCGGTTGACATAGTCGCGGGCTTCGCCGCCTTTGCCGGCGGTGATAAAGAGCTGCGCGCCGTCTAGGTTCTCGCAAAAGTTAGCGATAGCGTTGCGGACCGGGTCGTCCCGGTGGGCTTTGCGGATAGCGTGTCCCATTGGTTTAGCGCTTGGCGGGCTTCGGGGGGAGGCGGTCGACGATCGCCTTATGGATGGTCGGCCCGGACTTGACCAGGGCGACGTTGTAGCCGACGGCAAGGCCGACGACGAGCAGGATGGGCAGGACTAGTTTCATAGGATTAGGCGTTGGCGGTGAAGTGGGAAAGGATTTCCGCGTCGGTCATATCCGAAACGAATTTGACGAAACCGGGCTTTGCGGTGACGGCGTT